ACGCGCTGGTCTGGAGCCTGCCGCCACGCTGGATGGCGTTGGCGGTGAACGCCGCGTCGAGCCCGCGGTCATAGGCCGAACGCGCGATATCGATCATGCCTGCCTTATGGGTCAGCGGATGGGCGAGCTTCACCGCCAGCGCCGCCACCACCACCTCGGAAAACAGCGCGTCCCAGTCGTTCGGGTCGGTGAGGTTGGCGATGTAGCGCAGGACCAATGGACCCGGCCGGTCGCTGTAGATCAGCCCCGCCTCCTGGCGCCAGGAAAGCGGCACGCCGTCAGGCTCGCCATTGTGCGTCGGCGGCAGCGGCCGCAGGCAGTCGACGGGCAATTCGTAGGCATGGTTCAGCGTGCCGTAGCCTGAGCCCGTATCGGCGCCGGCAAGTGTGGCGCGCAGGATGGCGAACACCCAGGCGTGCCGGGCAAGTTCCGCCTCGCGCGTCAGGTCGAAATGCAGGTTGAGGAGCCGCGCCGCCTTGACGTCCTGATCGAGCGAGTCGATCGGCGCCTCGTCGAGCACGGCCAGCGCCATGTTGGCGATATCGAGCGGAGTGATGGCCATGGGTCGGGGGTCCGTGAGTGGGGAAATGGCTTCTTTCTCCCCGTTCACGGGGAGAAATGCCCGGCAGGCAATGAGGGGCAGCACCGGCGTGAAACAATTGACACCAGCTTCGAAACACCGGCGCCACCCCTCCCCTGCCTGCCGGCATCCTCTCTCCGTATGGAGACGGGGAGAGGAACGTCCTCGTTGCCTTACGCCTCCGTCGTCCTCAGCGCGATGAAGCTCATATTCTTCACGCTCGAGGCCGTGCGGTCCCAGTTGGCGGCGAGCGCCAGCTCCGCGTCGGTGGCGAACTCGCCGGCGGTGGAGGCATCGAGGAAGCGGGTGCCCGGAACGTGCGCCACGAAGTGCCGGCGCCCGACCATTTCTGTGACGCCGCCCCCATGGCCCTGGCGCGGCTTGCGGTCGAACTCCAGAGGGCCGCCTTCCGAGCCCACCGGCAGCTCGTTCCACAGGATCGCCTTGTCCTTGAACATGAAGGCGGTGTAGACGCCGGCCGCCTGCGGGATGTCGTCGTCGACCACGCAGCGCAGACCCATGTAATAGGGGATCAGCGGTCCGCCCTGCTCCGACGACGGCACATAGTCGATGAGATCGGCGAGCTTCAGCGCCTTCATCTGCTTGGAATGCATCCAGATGGTGCGGAACTTGTCGGCGCGATCGCCCATCAGGTAAGCCGCCTCGATGATGTCGGTGTCGACGATCGAGGCGCCGGTCGCGCGCACCAGGTCGCCACCGTCATTGGCGACGTTGTCGGCGAGCACGCCCTTGAGGATGCCGATCAGGGTCAGCTTGTTGGCGCGCTGCCAGTATTCGGTCTGGCGCCGCACGATCAGCTTCTGCGGATCGTCGCCTGCGAGGATGGCGGTGAGATCAGGAACGCCCCAGGCCTGGGCGCGCACGTTGCGGGCGGCGACCTCGCGGCGCGCGCCAATCTTCTTCATCTCGATGGAATCGGCCGGATCGTCGTTCACTGGCTCCGACGGATCGTTGCCGAGGTCCTTCCAGCCGGGCATGTCGACCGAGCGCCCGCCCATGGACAGTTTCGACGAGATCGACGGGTCGGAAAACAGGATCCCGGCCTGGTAGATCTCGAGCGACTGGACGTGCTCCTCGAACGAGTACTGCGCGTAGACCGACGGGACGATCGCGTCGGCGATGCGGGTGTAGGCGTCTGCCATTTTGTCTTTCCTTTGCGTGTTGATTGAGATGAGAGGCGTTCGGATGCAGTCGATCAGAACGGGTTGCTAGGCATCCACAGGTCGGGATTCTCGCCCGCTTCCCGGGCCAGCCGCCTGGCGCGCTGCGGGTCGCTTCGGACCAGGGCCGAGATCGCCGACACGTTGCGTTCGCCGCCGGCATTACGCCGGAAGGGGTTGCGCGCGGACGGCGTCCCGTCGGCGTCGATCGTGTCTTCCCTGAACATCGCCTCGCCGATTGCATGGAAGGCCCTGGCGATCTGCGGATCGGTCAGCGCGCCGTCGGGCAGGAGGATGCCCTTCTGCTTATAGGCGTCGACCAGCCCGAGCTTCTTCATCGCCCGGTTGGCGACCTCCAGCTTCTGGCGAAAAGCGTCGCTGTCGGTCGGTCCCCAGTCGCGCACCAGCTCGTCATGGGTGCCTTCCACCGAGCGGGCCAGCGCCACCTGCTGCAGGCGCTGCTGCTCGGCCATGTAGCCGACGAACCGGTCATGATAGGCCTGAGCGATCTTTGGGCTGGCGCCCGCTTCGACCGCCCAGGCCTTCGAGGCGTTGGCGAGCTCGTCCGAATAGGCGAAATCGTCCGGCAGCCCGTCGGGTCGCCGATACTCAACCCTGGCGGGCTCGGTCACCGGGCGCATCGCCTCGGGAAGCCTGGAATGGAATTTCTCCCACTCCTCCTTCGGCGCGCCCCTGGCCGGAACGCGCAGGCTTTCGCCCTGCTGACGCTCCAGCTCCGCATAGGATGTGAAAACCCCGTCGAGGCTTTCGGGCCCGGTCCAGCCCTTGGCTTCGGCGAGCTTGCGGTTCCCTTCGGAAAGACCGTCAAGCCAGCTTTTGCCGGTCGCTGGGGCGGACCCGATGTCTCCGCCGGCCGACGACGCCGCCGGGTTGCCCGCCGGCCGCGAGGCCACGGACCCGGCCTCTGCCAGATCTGTCATGTGATTAATCCTCTGATTGTTGGGAAAGCCGACCCGTGCCATGCTGCGGACGATGGCTCTGTCTCGCCAAGCAGGGAGGAAGTCGTGGGCCGAGGCCTCTATCGCCACAGCGAGACCATTGCGATGGTTCGCTACGAGAAGAACTCCATGCTTCTGGCAAAGGACGAGTATGATCTTCGCGGCTATCAGCCAGCGTTTGAGAAACTTCCCACGCATGCCGAATGGGTCGAGTGGCACCGCATCCATGGGAGTGAAAGCCTGTCTCAGGCGGAATGGGAAGCGTGGCGGCAAGCCAACGGCCACGACTAGCAGATGCCGTTTTGGGGTTAGGCGTTGTCGCCCCAATGTTCCCACAACAGGGTGATCGTTCCCGTCACGGCGAGCGTGCCGTCGGCGGCGATGTCCGTGCCGGTGGCGAAAGCAAGGTTGAGGTAGAGGCTGACGGGCGTCACCGTGCCGTCGAGCGTGGCGGCAGCGGCGAGGTCGGCCCTGGAGACCGAGGACAGCGCGTTGCCGGCGCCGTCGAGCGTGCGCGTCGTGGCAGCCGCGAAATTCGCCATCGTCCCGGCGAGCGCCGTGGCGGATGCCGGGGCTGAACCCAGCGCCCAGGCCAGCGAGGCGTTGTTCTTGATGGTCGCGGCGCGGTCGCTCAGCGCCGCGACCTGAAGCCTGGCCGTGCCCCCCCTTCAGCCGGACCTTGCCCTTGGCGAAGTTGAACAAAAGCTGGCCAGCATAGGACTGCGCCTTGGCCACAGGCACCTGCATGCCGGCGAAGGTGAAGACGGTGCGGAACGAACCGCCCTGCCCCGTCGTCACGGCCTTGAGACCGAGCCTGGGCGGCGCAAGACCCGCCTCGCGGGTGGCCGCGCGGGCAAGCGTACGCGGAAGACCTCGTGTCATGTCGTTTCTCCGTTCTTGAGTAGGGACGCCGCGTGTCGCGGCTCGTTTGTCCCGCAAGACCTGGCGGCCTGCGCGGACGATTGGCGGCAAGCGGATCAGGTTGAATCGGGTTGGTAGCCGGCGGCGCTATCCGATTGTTCGCGCGGAATGTTTCACTGCGCGCGCATCAACGCCCGAGAAACCACGATTCACTTCGTGAGCAGGCGCGCCGCCGTTCCGCCGCAATGCCACCGCATCTGGCGTCCGCTCGCCCCCAATTTTCAGATCCTGGGGCTTCAAAGGAGTTTCCGGATGATCGTCAAGAAAGCCATGGCGGCAGTTCTTCTCACCGCCGTTCTGGCGGGATGCTCGCAGACCGAGTCCCAGCAGCGCACCACCACTGGCGCCCTGCTCGGCGGCGCCGGCGGCGCCCTCGTCGGCCAGGCCATCGGCCACGACACCAAGAGCACCGTCATCGGCGCGGCCAGCGGCGCGCTGCTGGGCGCCGTCGTCGGCAATGCCACGACCCCGCAGGAGCCGCGCAACAATCAGCTCTGCCGCTACCGCGATCCGTCGGGCCGCATCTACGTGGCGCCCTGCGACGACCGCTACTACAACGGCAATTATTGATCGTTAGCCGCCTTCTCCCCGTTCACGGGGAGAAGGTCCGGCAGGGGGATGAACGGCTGCCCCCACGATCTCAGATATCGGCTCTGTCGAGGGCTCAATTCGCAAAAAGCGGCCCTCAATCTAAGGCCCATCGAAAATTCGTGCATCCTAAATCGATTGCCGTGCCCTGCGGACGGTTCAATTCGGCCGGAACACAGCACCGCGCCTACAATGCGCGAGCTAACCTGGCGCTACGCATTGCGATATTGGGCAGTATTGGCGTTTTCGTTTCCTCAATACTGCGCGATCATCGCCTCGGCAGGCTCCCTTGGCGGCATTGAACGCCGGCAATGTGTCTCGCAACCACAAAGCCGCGACGGAAATTCGATTGGACAACTCAATGAAAATGACTACAACCTTCGTGAAGTTTTTTTTGATAATGCAACCATAAGAGGCATTCTTGAAACCGCTCATTCTCGCCGCGGCAGCGATGCTTGCCTTGCTATCCGGCGTAGCGCGGTCTAACGACGTGAATCAGCCGGCAACGTTATTCAAAAGCTGCCCTAAGGGCGTTCTTTTTAAGGCAGCCGAGTCAGGTGTTGTCGTGACCGTGATCAGACAAGGCTCCGGCAAGGCATGCTTCTCGGATGACTGCAGCCAGTTGCAGGCGGCAACAGCGGCGGAGCTGGTGACGAAAGAGGGAGAGCATGGTTTCATCGCCGGCCCTATGCTCTCTTACATGTTCGCCGTAGTGCCGAAGATCGTAAAAGACTTCAAGTGGCGGCCCGCCGAAAGCGCGTCCACAACGTTCTACACCATCCGCACGGATGACGGCAGCGACGTGGACTTCACCCTTCAGGATATTGGGTGCGCTCACTAATGCTGCGACGTCGTCCTCGGTATCAGCACTGTCGTTACGGGGGTGTCATCGCATCAGGATAATAATCATCAGGAAGCTCGATCCCAAACTCCTTAGGACGGAACGGAACGTTGTCTTTTGCCGTGCCGTAGAATTGTCGCCCAAGCCACTTTCCGTCTTTAATACCCTTATCCAGGCTTGACTTTTTTGATCGGACTCACCTGGATTTGCATAATTCAACCTAGTTCCGGCCACGGCACGCGCTCCAGCTGCTCGCTGCAATAAATACTCATCAATCAGATTTGATACTCTAGGGAATCTTGGGTCAGATATCGACAGCTGGTCAACGTCATGCTGTCCGTTTTTCCTACTTATTTCGCTATTTATGGCAGTAAATTGGGCGTTCTTGTTTAGAAGCTCGCGAAAATCGTTTCCGAAGTGCCCAGAGACGTACCTGTTCAGTATAACGTCGAGGACGCCTCTCGCTTCGTCTTCATCGTCGATCTGCAGCCACTCTGTCATTACCGCTTTCTTGAGGCGAAGAATGTCTGCAGGCGACAGATAGATAGACTTCGCAAATTTTGCGGGTCGCTCGGAATCGACACCGTCAGATCGGTCTGCGCTCGAATCCACCCCATCCGCGGCCCGCGCCTGTGGTCGAGCCAACCCGATGTCATCCAACTGCTTAGCCAACGCTTTGCGCCACCTCGGGTCCGCTATCCCCTCCAGCGCTTGCCGACGCGCTTCCTCGGGATCAGGTGAATCGCCCCAGGCCCTCAGCAGGCCCTCGGCATCGGACCGAGGCAGCGGCTGGGGCTTTGCAATGCCCAACTGACGCTGAGCCGCAAATGACTTGGCGAGCGCAGACTGCAAATTCTGCGGCGTCGATAAATCCTTGAGCGCAGCATCGAGGCTGGGGCTGACCCTGCGGGCGTAGGCAGCAGGGTCGACCTGCCTCTGTTGGATAACCAACGCGGCGGCGTCCGCGTTCAGTTCATGACGCTTCTCATCCTCTTCAAAGCGTGCCTGATCGAGCTTGTATAATTCAGGGTCCTGCTTCGGCGAGAATCGGTTCGGAATGGGTTTCGCCGCGAAAATGGACGCGTCGACCTCGTTGGTCGGCTTCACGCGCATGTCGGCTAGATATGGGCTCACATCTGCCCTCCAGTTGAAGGCTCTGGACCTCTTGCCGCCCTCTTCGGCGCCGAAGACTTGAGCGAATTCGGTGTCGTCATGCCTTGAACCGGAATAGGGCTCCATATTGTCTATCGCGGCCTTTGCCTTCTGCGCGTCGGTGTCGAGATTGGCGTGCCTCGAAATAAAGCTCGCGGCATCCGCGCTGCGTGCTTGCCTGACAACGTCATCGTATGAACCAGGCGATAGCTGAGCCAGCAGCGCGTCGATGGGGGCTTTGTCGAGAAACGCCTGCCCTACCCGCTCGCTTGGGTCGGCCTTGTGAAGGCGCCCCTCCTTTTCGCCAGACAAACCAGAGTTGTCGTTCCGCGCGACAGAGCCGGTGGTCATGCTATCGACGCCCTGATCGGGCAGATTACTTTGGTTGCTGGAAGAACCTCTCAGTCCAAGCAGATCGAGCGCTGTTTGCGGATTGCCGGCAATCAACGCCTCGACACGCGACTTTGCCGTGCGGTCGCGCCAGGCGGCTTCGGCCTGAGACCTGCCTTGCGCATCTAGGCCCATAGAGGCGATGAGATCGAGGCCACGCTGGCGCGCGGCCTCGAAAGCGGCGGCGTCGTTCGGGTCGCTCCGCGCGATGTTGTCGAGCTCGTCGGTCTGCGCCGCCGAAACCTGGTCTTGCTCATATTGCTTGCGGCGCTGGAGCTGCTGCATCGCCATGCGCAAAGAGCCGGCCTCTCGCAGCGCGGCCTTGCGGCTGGCCAGGCCGGGGCGCAGTTCGGCTGGGGCCTGCTCCTGGAAATCGCCGAACAGCGTGTCGAAGAGGCCGGTCTTCACCACCTGGCCGGTGCGCGGATCGACCTGGCCGTACATGGC